CTACCCTGCCGGAACGACGATTTCAGCACGGCGCGGACGCTGCCCGTTTTTAGCCGGAATGAGGACAACGACCACGCAGACGGTCTTGCCGTGCCTCGTTTCCTGCCTGGCTTTCGCTAGCTGGCCGCCATTCTGGGCGGCAACTTGCTGGCCGACGGAATAGCAGTCGGCCGCGGCGGCGGGCATCGCCATGGCCACGACGGCCGACACGGCGGCTGCGACAGAACGGAGAAGAGGAAGACGACGTCTCATGCCGCCCTTCTAACGCATCGCGGCTGAATGCGAAATGAATGCCGGCCGACGAAATCGTCTCGGCCGGCATCGCAGGAGTGCTATTTCAACTGGTGCGTCGCGAACAAGCGGGCAATGATCGCGGCCATGCCGGCAAAGCCGCTGATCGCCTGCAGGAGCGTATCTGTCAGGGATGAACTGTCGATCCCAGCGGTGGAAATGCCGAACAAGCCGGCAAACGACATCGCGATCGTCACGATCGAGGCCCAGATCGTGCGGGACAGATACCAGGGTTTTATTGCATCCATTCGTATTTCCTTTCAGTTGAAAAAACGGGGTGACGGGCTCAGCCAAGGGTGAGCACGGTCGAAGCCGGCGCGCCGGGGCCGATAGCGGCGCTGATCTGGCAGACGGCGATGCGGATACTTTCAGGCGTGGCAGGAAAATCTTCCGCCATGGAGACCGCCGTGTAGGTGAACGAGGGCAACGCCACTATCAGCGAGCGCACTATGTCCCCGCTGCCCGCCGCAATATCGACACGATAGGCCTCTGCCCCCTCGCCAAGCGGAATTTCGGAACCGAGCCAACTGTCCGCATCGATGCGGCCACGACGGATCCAGGAGATGTCGATATCGCCGCCAGACTGCCTTACCGCTTTCAGGTGCACGGGGGACAACGGGGTCAATGCACGCAATCCGCCCGTCTCCGTGTATGCGCCGAAAGCCGGGCCGGAGAAATCCTCGCCGCTCGGCCCGATCCGCCAGTTGAGCGGCAGCCCGACCTCCGAGTAAAGCAGACCTGCCGGCTTCACTGCCTCGTCCAAAAGCACAAAGGAAGCACCGACTACGGCGCCGGCCGTCATTGCATCCTCGGTGCCGAGTTGACCGCGCAACAGGCCGCCAAGCCGCCAGACAGAGGATGCTGTCTCCTCGGCCGTCTGGAACTGGATAAGCTCCCATGCGCCGCCTGCCGACCGGACGGACGCCGCGTTGCCCCCATTGAGGAGTTGAAGTTCGGAGATGCTCTGCAGTTCCCCATCGGACAGCCTGATATTGATCGTCTGGGAGCGATCGATCCGGCCGGAGAAGCCGGGGCCGAGCGGCTCCAGCAATTCACCGACGACTGCAGGCAGGCCGATCGAGGCGCGAAGTTCGAAGCCGGTTTCCTCCGGCGATACGTAAAGCGTTTCGGTCTTCCATGGTTTCGACCAGACTGCCACGCGAAACTGATCTTCCGGCGCAGCTGTCGAAATCATCGGCAAGTCCATGAAAAGAGCCAACGGCTCGCCGACGACGGCGCTGGGGGAGGCCGTGTCGAACGGCAGGGCAGATCGCCATGGCGTCGGGGCAACGCGCAGGACGCGCCGCGCCGAAAGCTTGCACAGAATGCCCTCATCGATCCCGGTCACGAGAAATTCGGCATTGCTGCCGAAGATTCGGATAAGATTGCCGGGCTGCGGGACAACGGCAGCCGCAGGTACCGCGAGACTGATCTCCTCCTTCCCGTGCCAGGTCCGGCGCAGCCAGTCGGCGACAAGCGCCTCCGCGGCGCCTGTATCCATGATCGCCGGGAGTGCGAGCGTCTGTTCCCGTTCATAGGCCGAGCCCTCGCGTAGCGCACGCGCCGACGCCGACTGGTAGTCGCGCAGGCTGTCCTGGAAGGACAGGGTGACGCTACCGGGGAGATCGCCGGCAGCGGGACGGACCTTTTCGAACGTGGCGGAATTTTCATTTACCGCCGCGTCGGTAATGTCCATGGGCGCGGCCGCCAGCGTCGTCAGCGAGCGGAAGACAAGCCTGCCGTCGTCCTCATGAACGCCAAGCCCGAATACATCCACCAGCGGCTGCAGGGCGGAGCGTGCCGAAGACGGATCGGAAACCACATAGCCGGTAAGGAATCCATCCGCTCTCGCGATGTCCGGGACCGGTAGGCCATGATCCCGAAGGATGGCGCGGACCAGCCCGGCCAGCGAGATGCCGGACAGCCTTCCGTTCAACCAATGGCCGAGCGTCCAGTCGCCACCGTCGCTCCATACATCCCTGAGAAGCGGAAAGGCCGGATAGGGCCTGGCGTCCCACGACCAGAGATAGAGACGTGAAGGATCGATCATACGGCCGCCATAGACCGGCGATACCGGGTTTGCGTCGTCCACGAAGCCGGGATTGCCGGGATTCCAGTGCCAGCCGTGCGCCTCCAGAAAGCGCTGCTGCGCCAGGTCGGACCGTCCGCCGCTTGAAAAGTGGGGCGACGCGCTCTCGGAGGATTTCGGGTCGGGGAAGACGTTCGGCTGATTTGGACCCAAATCGATGGCTGGGCAGCCAAGCTCCGCCAGCCATATCGGCTTTCCGCACGGCACCCAGGCGGTCGGCGTGGATATTTCCACCCCGCCGATACGATTGTGATGGGCGTTCGACCACCAGCCGACGATATCCTTGTAGCGAAAGGTCCAGGGCTTGTCGTAAGCGCCATCCGTTATCGCGCTGCGCCGGCGGTTCTTCCTGTCTTCGTCGCTTGCATAATACCAGTCGAAACCTTCGCCGCTGGCGATGGACGCCCGCAGGCCGTCGGGATCGTAAGGTCCTTCGAAACCGTCCGGATTACCGCCCGCATAGTCGGCGGTCCGCCAATCCGAAAGGGGCATATAGTTGTCGATGCCGACCGCGTCGATCGCCTCATGCGCCCACAGATCGTCGAGATGGAAGAAGACGTCGCCCGATCCGTCCGCCGGATGGTAGCCGAAATATTCGCTCCAGTCCGCGCCGTAAGTGATCTTGGTATCAGGACCAAGGATCGCCCGCACGTCGGCGGCCAGCGAGCACAGCTTGTCCACGAACGGAAATCTGTTTCGATCGTCGCGCAGCGTAGTGAGGCCGCGAAGCTCCGAACCGATCAGGAAGGCATTGACGCCGCCCGACGCGACTGCGAGGTCCGCATAGTGGAGCACGAAGCGCCGATAGCCCCAATCGTCCCCCGTGCCGTAGAACGCATCGACGTCTTCCGTCACGGCCGCGCTTTTGTCCGGCGAACCGGGCAAGCCGGGCGCTGGTGCGCAGGTGATGCGTCCGCGCCATGGGTACGCCGACTGGATTGCGGCGCCGTAGGGATCCGGCAGCACATTGCCGGCCGGCACATCCATCATCACGAAGGGATAGAGCGTGACTTTGAGTCCTCTCGCCTTGATATAGGCGACGGCATCGCGCACCGAACGATCCGAAGGCGTACCGCCATAGGCAGGCGATCCATCATGCCTGGACACGATCATTGCGGTCTGGCGCGAGACGCCCGAGACCTGCCACCCTTGCGACAGCCCATCCGGATTGTTCTGCGTCACGGCCGGACGGATTCTGCACTCGCCAGCGCGCAGGTCGCTGCCGAACCATGTGACCACAAGGGCTACGTTCTCGAGGTTCGGACAGAGAGCCTGCAATTCGTCGAGCGAGGCCGCGATATCGGAGGCGGCAGCCAGGGTATGCCTGTTCACCGGCTGCGTTTCGCCTTGGCGAATTCTAAGGGTGACGGCTTTCGGTTCGAGGCCGTATTCAGTTGAGCCGGGGATGAGGGTGACAGCACGGATCTGCCTGTTGAGGTCGTCGCAGGGGCGCATGACCTCGAACTGGAACTGCGGTATGCGATTGCCGTAATCGTCGAGCGGAAAATGCTCGATGACGGCATAGGCTACGCCGCGATAGGCCGGAGCGTTTCCGGTGCCTTGCTTCGCCTCGATGAGCGGATCCGGAAGCTCATCCTCGGTACCTCGATAAATCCGGATATCATATCGCTCACGGTCGATTTCCCGGCCGTCCGCCCAGATGCGGCGCACGCCGGCGATCTCGCCCTCGCAAAGCGCGAAGGCGGCATTGGCGAAATAGGAATAGGTCGTGACCTTCGGCCCGCCCTTTCCGCCCTGCCGCTTGGTGGTGCGCTTCTCCTCGAAGCGCGTTGCCCATATCAGCGTGCCGCCCGTCCGCGCGGTACCGTAAATGCGGGGGATCGAAGCGCCGTCTTCCGCCGAGAAGGGCCGGGCCGTCGCCAGGCGCGGCCCTTCGATATGACGGGTGCCGTCGATGAGAGCGCGATCGACGAGGTACCCCGCAGTCGCGCCGATCGCAGAGCCGATCGCCGAGCCAACCGCGCCGAAAGCACCGCCGAGGAAGCTGCCGGCGGCTTGCAATATCAGAGTGGCCATGGGCTATCGTTCGATCGGGAGAGCAGAAAAGGCGAATATGCCGGCGATGCGGCGGCGCCAGTGCGGCACCAGTGCCGAAACGAGCACAGAATGCCCCTGATAGGCATGGATGAAGCGATCGTCGGCGACCAGGATACCGGCATGCTTGGCCGGCACATCCGGCCGCCAGCGGAAAAGCAGGAGATCGCCCGGCATCGCCATCTCTTTCGACTTTGCGATGCAATAGCGGCCTGCGGCGGTCAGCAGGCGATCCTCGCCGGTCGCCTCGGCCCAGTCGGCGGCATAGGGTCCCGGCGCTTCCGGCTCCACGCCATACACGGCTTGCCAGACGCCACGCACGAGACCCAGGCAGTCGCAGCCGACGCCCTTCAGCGACCCCTGATGGCGATAGGGCGTACCGACCCATTCCAGCGCCTCGGCGACGATTCGCTCGGCGACTGGCGTATCGAAACACTTGATTGTCATGCGACCAGCGGGCCTCCATCGAAATTACCGCCATCGGTGACGTAGCCATAGGCTGCGTCATTGCCGGGAAGATGCGGGAAACCCCGGAAATTCAGTTGATTGGCGAATTTGGCTTTACAGGTCTGAAAGCGCTTGTCGCAGCCGGCGACGACCGTGAACACATCTCCTGGCGTCGGACTCGGCCCCGAGGCCTGCTCGTCCCAGAGTACGAATGCGACCTCGCCCGAACGCACAAGATGGTCGACGATGCGCGCGGTCCGGCCGGTCGCCGCGCCACTCGTCCAAGTGACGAGTCCATTCGCGAACCACCCGGCTGCGAATCCATCGAGGCCAGCGACGACGATCGTATCGGCCGTCTCAACCGAGGCGACTACACCACTGGCGGTGAAACCCGCTTGGCCGAGGTCGAAGCGGCAGCGTGTGTCCCCCAGTTCAGCATCACACCCACGGCGCACCGTGCGCCCGTTCGGCTGGTCGAGACTCTGCGCCGTGCTTTGCAGTTCGGCGACGAAGCGGCCGTCGCTCATCGTGATCTTGCCGACAGCCCCCTTCCGGATGCGGGCGAACTGTGTCGGTTCCGCCCAGTTGACGAGATAGGTCTCGACGGTCGCACCATCGAAAAGCCCCGCCTCGATATCGGCCTCGGCAAGATCTGCCGAGGAAAGCGCGCCTTCGACATCGACCGTATCGACCGCCAGCCCCAGCGAAGAACGTGCCTCGCTTGCCGCAAAGCCGGAACCCGGCTTGCAGATGACACCATCGACGGCCAGCGGAAGGTCATGGTCGGTGAAGCCCGAGATGCCGCCATCCTTGCGGGTCAGTTTCCAGCATTGGCATATCGTCGTCGCTTCTCCGGCGAGGTGCGCGGCGAATGCCCCTGGATAAATCGTCAAAGGATCACCTCCGTCAGCGGGATGCTGGGAATCTGCCCGGCCTTGAAGGAGTGCAGGCCGATCTCGATCCGATCGGTGTCGAAGCGCACCGGCACGTCGAATTCATAGCCGGCGGTCACCGCTTGTCCCGCTGCCGGAACGGCATCGCCGGCAAAGACCACGGCGCCAGTCTCATCATCGAAGGAAAAGTCGGTTGTGCCGATCTCCTCGCCCGCGACGGCGACGCGGAGCGTGCCCGAAACCGGCTTCGCAATCGGTCTTGCATGGATCGGCACGCCTTCGCCGTAATTCTTGACAAGCGAAAAGCTCGCCTTCGTTCCGTCGCCGGTGCCGAGCGCCTGATCGAGCGGACCGGGCGCGGCATCCGGCCGGCAGGATTTCATGTCGAACGGGTCGCGGAAGCGGAATGCATAGAGCGAACCGCGCCGCGCCTCGAAGAAGGCGAGCACGTCGTATAGGTCGTCCAGCGACCGAACACCCGTGCCGGCATCATAGGATCGCCTGGAAAGCGCAACGCGCGCATTACGCTTCTCTCGGCCGGAGGCGAGTTGCACGATCTCGTTCTTCCGTTCCGGACCGCCGGTCGCGCCGAAGGAGACGGCGAGCGGAAAGAGAACGTCATGGAAGCTGGTCATATCGCTCATGGATGGGCCTCAAAGGTGCCTGGCGCCGCGCGAGACCGCTCGCGCCAGCATGCCGGTGATCTGGCCCTCCGACTTTCGGAAAGAGGCGGCGTCCTGGGCGATGACGTTGAAGACGACATTGACGGGTGCACCACCACCGGCCGCAGCAACGCCGAGTTTGCCGTCGGCGGAGCGGCAGGATGGCCTCCGACCCCGCCTCGCCGGCAAGGCCCAATCCTTTTCCCATCGGAAAATAAGTAGGCGTCGAAACCACCCCGCCCGAAGCGAAGGGCGTCACCCGGCCCGGCACACCGCCATCGGCGAAGTGAAGCGCACTCCCCAACCCTCCGAAGAGCCCCGAGAAGAGCGAGGAGGTGAGAGACTGCAGCGGCTTCAGGCCCTGGCTGAGCGCCATCCCCGCGAGGCTCAGCCCGACCTGCCGCAGCACCCTTTCGAGCGATTTTCCGCTCACTGCGGCACCTCTCAGTGCATTGGTCAATTCTGAACCGAAGCTCTTGGAAAGGCCTTGCAGGTCCTTCAACGCATCGGCGAAGGGCGCCGTGTCGGCATCGATCCTGACTGTCACGTCTTCAGTCGCGGGCATTGTTTCTCCTCTGATCATCGGGGAATTCACGCATCAGCCGCGAAAGGTCGGCGCGCGTCGGCGGAAGCGCGGACGTACGGCGCGAAAGCCCCGCAGCGGCTGCAAATTCGACCGGTGTCATCGCCCAGAAATCGCGTGAAGAAAGCCGCAGCAAGCCGAGGCCGACATGGATCACGTCGTCCCAGGGAAACGGTTCGGCACCGGCCGCCGCGGCTTTCAGGGGTTTGGCTGCGCGCCCTCCCCGGCGCCGCCGAAAGTCATCGCCAGCAGATCGGAAGCAATGCGCGCATAGCCCGCCGCTCCATCCTGCATGCGCATGACGGCCACTTCCTCATCCGAGACGGTTTCGCCGGCGCCGCGAAGTCCCGCGCCGATGATACGGATTAGATCGCGCGCCGAGAGCCGGCCGGAGGAAAAGCGCTCCACAAGAGCACCGAGGTCCTCCGCCTCGAAGGCCGCTTCCAGTTCTGCGAGCGCACCGAGCGTGAGGCACAGGCGCCGCTCACGCCCGTCTAGCGTCGCGGCAACCTCGCCGCGCCTTCGGTTCGGGCTCATGGCGCCGCCGTGAAGCTTATCTCGCCGGCGGACTCGAGCGCGACGTCGAAGGTCACCTCGCCATCGTGCGCGCCCGTATATTCGAGCGAAGTGATCTGGAACGGACCTCTCATCGTGCCGAGGCCCGGAACGGTGAACTGCCAGCGGGCGATGTCGCCGGCGAAGAATTTAGTTCGTATCTTCTGGTCCGATTCGGCATCCTTGAAGATGCCCGAGCCGCTGATGGCCGCGCTCTGGATACCACTGCCGGCTAGCAACTCGCGCCAGCGTCCGGCGGATTCGGCATCCGTCACATCGACGGTGGCACTGTTGAAAGCGAGCCGTTTCGAACGCAGTCCCGCCACCGTCACGAAATTTCCCGACCCGTCCCCGTCGAGCTTGAGGAGCAGGTCCCTGCCCTTTTGAGCGACCATCAAAGGCCTCCTTCTATGAAGTGGATTATGGCTGTGGAAGAAGCACGACCGTCAGGCGGCCGGCTCCGTCACGGCGCGGAAGCGCAGCAGCCCGTGATAGACGGACAGATCGTCGTCGAAACGCACTTCCGAGAATTCCAGCCTGAGATTGACCAGGGCATGTCCGTCGAGTGGCAGGGACTGGTCATGCAGTACCATGCGCGCCTCGTCCATGATCTCGATCGCTTCCTTCTTCCCTTTGGCCTTCGACCAGACATGCAGGGTGAAGAGTTGCTCGGTGCCGCTCTCCGTGCCCGTACCCCAGTCATAGATGGAGGTGCGGCCGAAGGTGACGTATGGAAAAGCAACGTTGGCCGGGGCGTGGTCGAAGACGTGCGGCCCGCCCAGCGCCGCGACGAGGCTGGCGCTGCCGGAAAGGGCTGCAAATATCGCTTTCTGCAATTCAGCGGCCGGCGCCGTCATGGCTCTTCCCCCGTTCCAGCGTAGCCCCGACATCCAGCCCGTCGGCGCCGCGGAAACCGTCGCTTCGCCGCGCGCGCAGACGATAGCCTGCTTCGACCTCGTCTGCCAGATCGTGCGCCAGCGACCGGAGCATCCGTGCAAGATCGTCGAACGTCACCTCCACGCCCGTCTTCATCGGCCGATCTCCCGGCTCTCGCATTGAAAATAGCGTCCGGTCTCATCCGGATCGTAGACGGTCAGTATGTCGAACATCCGCGCGCCTTTCGTGAAGCGCATGCCGCTTTTGACATCCTCATCCTGCCTTAGTGTGACAAGATGGGTAACCGTCTCCAGCGTCTGGCCGGCGCCGAACACGCTCTTCGCCGATACCGGCTCGATATGGGCGAAAACCGTTGCCACGGCCGACCAGTTTTCGATCTCGCCGCCCATGCCATCGGAAACATCATCGACCCGTTCGAGCACGAGTTCGGTGCGGAAGCGGCCCGGATCTATGGCGAGCGCCCGCTTCACAGCCGTTTCCTCTGCCAACTCGAGATCAGGCGGTCGAATCCAGGCGGGATCGACACCGGCTGGTCGCCTGCCCCGAAACCGGCGCGGAACTCGTACCAATGCGCGACGAGCGTCAGGATCGCCCGCTTCAGGCCTTCCGGCACGGCGCCCGCGTCGGCGCCGAACCCGGCCGAAAAGTCGATCTCGATGCCGTTCAGGATGCGCGCCGGTTCCGGCCGCGTCATGAAATAGAGCCTTGACGGCCGGGAGGCGAGATCGGCCTCATAGGTAGAGGGATCGACCAGAGAGGCCTCCCCCTCGGTGCCGTAAACCGTCACCGACAGGATTTCCACGACCGGATAGCGCAGGAGCGCCACGCGGCCGAAGCGCGGCCATCGGTCAAGCGCCCGCCGCCAGTCCTGCGCGATCATGGCGATGCCGGTCCGTGCCTCGACCTCCTCGCGCGCGGCGCGGATCAGGCCATCGAGCAGATCGTCCTCGCTATCGTGGCCGATGCGCAATTGCGCCTTGGCTTCGGCCACGGTGACCGGCTCGACCGCCGGTGCGGTGGTGCGAAAGAGAGTCATGAAATCCCTGCAAGTAGTTGGGAATTAAAGCGGATGGTCCGGCGGGACAGAGGGGTTCTGTCCCGCCTATTTTGTCCATTTGGCAAACCGGCCGACGCCGGGTTACACCGTGCCGAATTTCAGCAGCTTGATCGCGTCGAAATCCTGCACGCCGCCGCCGACGCGCTTGGTCGTGTAGAAGAGCACGTAGGGCTTGGCGGAGTAGGGATCGCGCAGCACCTTCACGCCGGTGCGGTCGACCACCAGATAGCCGCGGGCGAAGTCGCCAAAGGCGACCGGCGTGGCGTCGGCGGCGATGTCAGGCATATCCTCGGCCTCCACCAGCGGGAAGCCCATCAGCATGGCGCGGCTGCCGGGCGCGGCCGGCGGCTGCCACAGATAATTGCCGTCGGCGTCCTTCAGCTTGCGGATCGTGGCCTGGGTCTTGCGGTTCATGACCCAGTTGGCATTCTGGCGGTAGCCGGCCTTCAGCGCATAGACCGTGTCGATCAGTATGTCGGACGGGTCTTCCGCAGGCAGCGCGCCGGAAACGCCGGTCAGGGTGTAACCGATCTTGTTCCAGACCCAGCTATCCTCGGCCGCCTGCGTATAAGCCAGAAACCCTTTCGGCTTGTTGGTGCCGTTTCCGGAGACGAAGGCAGCGCCTTCCTGCTCGGCGAAGGCGGTCTCGACCTCGCTCGCGATCCACTGGTCGACATCAACCACCGCGTCTTCCAGCAGAGAGGCGGTCGCCGCCGGCATGGCGTAGAGTTCGACCGTCGGGAATTGCAACTCGTCGAGCGTCGCCGTCGTGGTCTGGGGCCGTTCGGCCGTCTCCGCCACCCAGCCGACCGCCGGGCCGGAGATCGAGAACGGCTTCTTCAGCACGGCGCCGGAGACCTGCCGCACGGATGCGATCGAACGGATCGGCGAGATCTGCGCCAGCCGCCGGCCGATCGCGGCTTCCGTCTCGTCCGGCACCAGATAGCCGCCGTCCTGGCCGGAGCCGTAGGACATAGCCTTGGTGTCGAGCGAACGGATCAACCTGTCGTCGCCGCTCCTGATATAGGCCTCGAAGGCGTGCTTGTGCTCGCTGGGCACGGCCGGGAAGCCGCCGTCACGGCCAAGCGACGGCCGCACCTTCTTCAGCGCCAGCTGGTCGAGAGCGCGCTTGTGCTCGTCGAGCGCATGCGACATGCGATCCACCTTTTCGGTGGTGATCACATCCGCGCCCATACGCTTTTCGATCTGCTTCAGGCGGTCGTCATTGTCCTGCTTGAAGCTCTCGAAGAGCCGCATGAAATCGTCGAAGGCCACGAGCGCGTCGTCGCTCACCGCCTTGGTCTCCGGCGAGACCCGAGTCGTTCCTGCCGTCATCTGGTCATTTCCTTTCACTGGAAGAGGGTTGCGGCCTTGCGGATTTTTCGCGCAAGCGCCGAGGGATCGTCGGGCGCGGCGTCCCGCTCGCGCGCCAGGCTGGCGAAGCCGCGGGTAATCACGGCCCGGGCGTCGCCTCGCGTCAGCCCAGCGTCCCGCGTGAGCCAGCGTTCGAATTCGCGGATGGTGGGCAGAGCCCCATGAGCACCAAATCCCTTGACCCGCTCCACCCGCGCGCCGGGCAGCATCGGGAAGGTGACCACCGAAATCTCCCACAGATCGGCCTCGAGGATACGGCGGATGCCGCCGGTCGCCTCCTTGCGCGCCTTCACCGTACGGAAGCCGATGGAGAGCCCGTCGAGCGCGCCGGAGCGCATCAGGTCGAGCACCTCGCGCGCCCGCTTCACGCCCTTTGCCAGCTTGCCGCGGACGAAAAGGCCGCGCTCGTCCTCGCGGATTTCCGTCCAGGCGCCGATCGGCTCGTTCGGGTCATGCTGGTAGAGCATGCGGATGCCGGCCGCCCCGCGCTCGACCCGGTCGTTGGAGAGATCGACCGTGCCGAACAGGCTGGCATAGCCGGAAAAGCTGCCGTCGAGCTCTAACTCCTCGAGCGGCAGTTCCACGCGCTTGCGCTCCATTTCCTATCCTTTCCAGAAATCCGTGAGGCCGTGGCGCTGCAGCGTGCGGATGACGAAGCCAAGCGCCCACCAGGCGCAGAAGCTGGCGGCGGCCGAACCCATCAGCATCAGTTCGACGTCGCCGATCGAGGCCGGCAGCGAAAGCTCGTCGGCGATCTTCAGGCCGGCGGCGCTGCCGAAGACGACGCCGCAGGCGATGCCGACGCCGAAGCGGATCCCCGCCTCGCGACGGCCATGCGGCAGGACATAGGCGAGCGAGACCGCGGAGCCGAGCACCGCGCCCGCGCCCTTCACCGCCCATAGAAGGGCGGCGTTGGACATGTCAGACATGTGAAGAGATTCCTTTCGGGCGGAGCCCGAATAATCGACGTGCGCCGCCACAGCGACGTCAGCACCTAGCGTCGCACGCCGAGCAGAAACAATCTTCCTACCGCAAAGCAGCGTGAACGTTTGAGCAAATCAAACGATAGCACTAATAATCCGAAGAAGCCTAGGCGTACAAATAAATGAGCGCCATCGCCTCAGATATTGGCGCCAGTCTTGCGCGCAGCTAAGATTTTGGGATGAGGGCCAGTTCCATGGATACGCCAATGGGATCCCACCTTCGTTGTCTGCACGTTCATGTATAGTTGTGATTCCCCTACCCGAGAATCATGTAATAGTTCTCATTCTGTTGACTGCCAATATCCAGTGCATGCTCCGCCAATAGGATCGTCTTGCACGCAAGGGAGAAGGTTAGGACAATCTTGACCGAGCAGTAAGGTTTATCCTTAAACAAAATCGGATCGTGCCGGCGCTGAATGCTTCCCCTGCCTAACGTCGCCACCAATCGGCGCATAGCCTACCGCCTCATGCTTCTCGTCGTGGGTGAGGAAATCCGCCGTGCCGATGCGTGCCCAGAGCGCGTCGCGCTCGCCGGCCCGACTTGGTCGGCCGGTGTTAGCGGTGCAAAAACAGTGGTTGCGACAGCTCCCAATCAGCCCCAGCCCACAACGACCCGTTCAGGCCATTCCGGGTGGTCGCGCCAAACCCTGATACGGGTTTGGGTGTAGGGCACGCGTTCTTCCAGGATCACATCAGCGGGAACCATCGACACCGAGACACGGCGATTTGGTGTGGCGATGATGCCGTCGAAGTAGAGCGGAAAAGCAGGTTCTTCTCCATCGGCTGGACCTAGCGTGATATCCGTTTTACCCAATTGTTCGTGCATGCACGTCACCATTACGCACGTCGAGGTTGCGTTGATAGGTTGAGCCAGAATCTCTTTCGGCAGGATACCGCCCCCGCTGTCGTCGACGAACAATACTCCGTTCGACATCCTCCTCTTAGTTCTCACCGTCATCGAGAGCCCCCTGTCACGATTGATCGAACATATCCGCCTGGTTCGCGCGGCGTCTTGGGTCAGCGAGTGTTCGGCATATACGGAGTACTGTCGATCAAAGAGTCTTCCATCCAACGACGATCTTGTCCGGCTCGACATAGCGGTTGACCCAGATACCGACATGCACGCGATTGGAGCTGACATCTTCGCGGAGCAAGATTTCGCCCTCAGAGGTCTCGACGACAATTCTCCTGGTGGGGGTCTCCAGCACATCGTCAAAAACCTTCAGGCCTCTTGTGTCGACATCTCCGGTAGGGCCCAGCGTTATCTCCGTTTCGCCATCCATTTCGGCCAAGCAACCCACCGAGACAGCCGAACTGGTTGCCAAGACGAGCTTGTTTGCAACGAATTCAGGAACAACCCCGCCGCCTTCATCACAGAGAAAGATGAGCGAATTTGGCGGGGCAACTCTCACGGTCCTAGTCACGCTGGTGATCCTACTTGTTTCTTGACAGCCAATTTCCCTGGCGTGCACTGCAAATCATGCAATGTGGGAATATGCGCTGGGGTCGCCCGCGATTGTTTCGTGCATTCGGCGGTTGATGATCTACAAAGAAGTTTCCAGATCGAGTCCCCGGATCCTTCGTCCCGCAGGTGTGGCAACCGTAGGTTCTTCCGATCCGATTGTTTTCACGTATTTCGTCGGCCGTCCAGCGTCGGCCTGACCCTCTTGCCGGCTGTGACTCTACCGCAAACGGTCCTGGTCCTATGCCAACGCGGCTCAGTTCATAGAGCCTGTCCTGCGCTTCGCGCGCGGCGGCCTCGTTGGCTGTAATTTCACCCTCGATCGTTTCGTAGAGGCTCGGTCTCGGTTTCCAGTTCGGATCAAGTTGCTGCACGTGGCGCACTGCCGCCTGCATCTGGGCATGACTGATCTCCAGGCGTGCCTCCTCGGCTGGCGTCGCGTCGACAAACCGACCCATAATCCGCCGGGGCGGTTCCTCGCCACGAGGGCCTCGACCCTGAATGCGAATGATCCTTGCACCTCCGCCACCTCCATCCGTCCATTGCCCGCCATCGGGATTGCCGGCCGGCACGCGCGGTTCATCCGGGCGGAAACCGGCTTTCAGGACGCGGCGGAAGCATTCGCCCGCAAGCAGCACGCGGTTGGCCGAGATCGTGTAGCGGAAGCGTGCCAGAACGGTTGCAGGATCGGCGGTCTGCATCAGCGCGACGCTCCGGCTTCTCCCCTCGGCGCATAGCCCACCGCCTCGCGCTTCTCGTCGTCGGTGAGGAAATCCGCCGCGCCGATGCGAGCCCAGAGCGCGTCACGCTCGCCGGACAGGCCCTCGACCTGGTCTGCGTCGTACCAGAGCCTCAGGCCCGGTCCGAAGGCACCGGCGAGCCAGGCCGAGAGATCGCGCGCGGTGCGCGACACCAGCGGCAGCACCGTGTGGCGATAGAAGGCGCGGTTGGCTTCCTGGTAGTTCGAATAGGTGTTGTCGCCCGGAATGCCGAGCAGCATGGGCGGCACGCCGAAGGCGAGCGCGATGTCGCGGCTCGCGGCATGCTTGGCCTGGATGAAATCCATGTCCTTCGGCGACAGACCCATCGCCTTCCAGTCGAGCCCGCCTTCGAGAAGCAGCGGCCGGCCGGCGCGGCGCGGGCCGGAATAGCCTTCGTCGAGTTCCGTCTTCAGCCGTTCATATTGTTCCTCGGTGAGGTTGCCGCCCTCCTTCGGCGCGTAGACCAGCGCGCCGGAAGGCCGGGCCGAATTGTCGAGCAGAGCCTTGTTCCAGCGCCCGGCGGCGTTGTGGATATCGAGCGCGGCAAGCGCGGCTTCGAGCGGCGGGAAGCCGTAATGGTCGTCAAGCGGGTGGAAGAGGCTGATCTGGAGCGCGCAAGAGTCCTCGCCCTCCCCCTCCAGCGGGATGATGCGCTTGTCGCTCCCCTGCCGGTATTCGAGCGCAGTCGGCCAGCCGGCGCGGTCGGCCAGAACACGCACCCTGTCCGGCCGCAGGAGATGCAGTTCCCTTGCGCCGCCGGCCGTCACCAGTTCCACATAGGCATTGCCCGAGAGAAGGAGGTAACCGTAGAGGGCCTGCAGGAAGGCCGGGCCGGATTGACGCTGGTTCGGCCGATCGAGCAGTTCGAGCAGCGGGTGCTCCGCCAGTTCCGCCTCGCCCTCGTAGAGCAGCCACGGGACAGCGGACGTCGTCTCGGCCAACAGCCGAACACAGCGATAGACGACCGGATTGCGCAGGAACCCCTCGCGAGACAGAGCCGCGAAATCGCGCCTCGTCCAATGCGCCTCACCGTCGATATGCAGCGCGACGAAGCCTGCCGCGCTCTTGCGTTCGGCAGGCGCGTTCGTCTCTCCGGGGCGGCGAGCCCAGGGCCAGTGAAGCGGCATCGATGTCTCCTTGGAAGGCGGTAGGGCAGTGGGCAATAAGGCAGTAGGGCAACAAGGGAGTAAGGGTTGAAATCGCGAAAGTGGCACTGGCCGTCGAGCGTCGAGTTGTCAGCGTCATTTGCCGACATACTGCCGTACTGCCTTATTGCCCAATTGCCTCCCTCACCCGAATTCCCTCACCCTCGGCTCCCCGCCCCGGCCGAGCATCAGTTCCGTCAGCGCCCAGACGAGCGCGTCGACGCGGTCGGGCGAACGGCCGCCGGCGAGCCCATCCGAGCCGAAATCGCACATCTCGTCTTCCAGCGCCGGGAAGCGTTCGGCGTGGCGCACCCTGCCCTGCTGATAGAGTGCGGCCACCGGTTCGGCGCGCAGCCATTTGCCCCTACTAGCGCGTACGGCTCTCACCGGTACGGTAGCGTCCACCGTCCGCAGCACCGCCGTCACCATGTCGCCGCCCTGGTTCACCTCGGCAACGATGCAGTCTGCGTCCAATCGGCGGTAAAGCCTGATCGCGGCGGCGGCCCAGTCGGTTGGCCGCGCCGCGTCGACCGTTGCGTCGGCAAGCACGACGCCATTGCCGTCGCCGTCGAGCCCGGCGGCGACGATACCGCAGGCGGCAGAAGCGCGGCCGGAGCTTGCCGGCGGGTCGACCGCCACGACGATGCGCCGCAAATCCGCAGCGACGCCGCCGCTCATCGCCTCCAGCGCGGCGCGGCTCCAAAGCGCGTCCTCGCGGTCCTCGATCAACTCACCGTCGAGTTCTTGTCGGGCAAGCCTTGTGCCACCATAGCGCCTTTCCAGCGCGGCGATGAAGCCGGCGGCAAGGTTATTGCTGTTTGCCCCGGTCCTGAGCCTCGTGGCCCGCACCGACGGATCGGTGATCAGCCGCTTCATCAATCGCGTCGGGCGCGGCGTCGTAGTGATGATCTGGATCGGCCGCTCGCCAAGGCGAAGGCCGAACTGAAGCATGTCGAACGTTGCCTCCGCGTTTTTCCATTTGGCCGCCTCGTCGAGCCAGGCGGCGTCGAATTGCGGGCCGCGCAGGCTCTCCGGATCCTCCGAGGAGAATATCTGCGCCACCGCTCCGGTCTCCCAGACAAGCCGCCGCCTCGTCGCCTCGAAACGGGGCGGCACGCCACGCGCGATCGCGCGGATGCCGGACGGTCCCTCGATCATCACCTCGCGGACATCGCCAAGGCTCTCGCCAACCAGCGCGATGCGGCCATAGGGCTTGCCCGGCGGCGTATAGGGCGGGAGACCACGCACGAGGGAATCCACCCATTCCGCCCCGCTTCTCGTCTTGCCGGAGCCACGCCCGCCGATCATCAGCCACGTGTCCGGCGTGCCGGCCAGCGGGTATTGGTCGGGATGTGCGAGTATGAACCACTCGCCGTCCAGGCGGCCCGCGCCGCAATAGCCGATGTTACGCTTTGCCCATATCAGCTGCGAAGGCGCGGTCGTTTGCGAAGGCACGGGCAAGCTCGACAATACGCTCGTTGATGCGGCCAAGGAGGGCAGCAAGTTCTTCATCGCTTCTGATCTGGTTCTCTCTGGCGGCTTCTTCGGGGCGCACTAGGTCGCCGATCCTCTCAAGGCCGCGTATGATGGACACAAGGCCGTCTATTTCCGTCTTGTCGATCCGGCCGCCATTGGCAAGCGCCTCGCGGCCGGCTGCCTCGAGACGATCGATCAACAAAGCGGCAGTGGAACGAACTCGTTCGGCGATGTTGGCGGGCGGCGCGCACCCGATCTTCCAGCCCTCCTTCGCAGCCCTCCTGACGAGGCCGTTCAACGAGCGCTGAGAGGCGTCGGCCAGCAGCGCTAGCGTCGGCTCGGCGCCCTCTGCAAGCGCACGCAGCGCCACGCCCTGCGCGAGCGGCAAGCTCCGTTCCAT